GTTGCAATCCCGTAGAAATTAGCCACCCACACCATGGACCCGATTCCAGCTGACCCTGCTTCATACGTAGACAGTCTTGTTGCTGTGCTGACTTTTAAGCCAGCAATGCGTTCGTTGTGGGATTCGGCTTTGGGGCTGGGGTCCCAGGTGTGGCGAGTATCAAGAGTGCTCGCTCCAGTGGCGGTTGTAGCGACCGTGGTCGGTGGCGCGACTTTGTTGCGCCGTGACCATATACGGTATGCTCCCGTCCTGGCGACGTTGGACCAGCTGTGGGACTGGGACCTACCCGGCGAGGAAGGTCGTCCTGCAGATGTACTGGAACAGCGTCGGGCGCGTCAAAGGGAGTGTCGAGAGGGTGGGAGGTTTGTTGCCAAGATCGCACGTGAGGCCCGTGCGAAGCATTTCGGCACTACCCCTGCTCGCACTCCTGCCAATGAGGAGGTCGCCAAGAGAGTCCTTATACGGATCTTCGCTGAGCACAGCGGTGGTTCGCATAGGACAGACCATATTGCGCGAGACCTCCCGCTGGCACTTGAGCTTCTTTTCGCCCCAACTGCTGCAGAGATCGATGCGAGGAGATTTGGCCGATCACTGCCGGTTTGGTGGCGGAAGCTCAGGCACGCGTCCAATTGGTTGGATTTTCTGCTCCCCCAGTGAAGCTTGACGGAGTGCGAACGCGCGTCGATCCCCACGCCATGAGATTGGTTCGTGTCTTATGTCACGAGACCAAGACGATTGGTGGCTGTGGGTTTCCTGGCGATCCGCGTCACATGAAGGTCAGTTTCAGGCCAAAACTGGGGTTGAGCAAGCACCGTTACCTTTACTACCTCTCCACGGCGGCAGGGGGGGTGGAGTTTCGGGTGCATGACAACTCGTTCAACAACGTTGTCCGAGGGGTGGTTGAGAGGGTGCTTGTACACAAAATAGATAACCAGTGGAGAGCACTCGATCAGCCTGAGGAGGAAGTGATTAGGCGGACGCTCCGGCCCTTTGAGCTGCGGATGCGTGCACATGCTTTTGGTCTCACTCCACAGACCCGCCGACAGTATGTCGATGGGTGTGACAGTCGGAAGAGAGCTGTGTACGAGAAAGCGCTTGAGGAGCTGGAAGCTGACGGTCTGCTTGACCGGGACTTTGTGATGCGCACCTTCGTCAAGTGCGAGAAAATAAACTTCACATTGAAGGAAGACCCGGCCCCAAGAGTCATTCAACCCCTCAGCCCCAAGGTCAACATCGAGTTGGGCAAATACATAAGACCGCTTGAAGGAGTGTTATATAAGCTTGTGAACCAGATCTTTAAGGAGGATTTTGGGCAAATGGGCCCTGTGGTTTTCAAGGGGATGAACGCCATTCAACAGGGGGAAGCGATAGCAGGGATTTGGAAGTCCTTCCGCAACCCCGTGGCGATTGGCGGTGATCTGCACCGTATGGACCAACATAATCACACATACGCGCAGGAATTCTGTAGTCGGGTGTACAGGTTGTTTTACCACGACAAGGAGTTCAAGCGACTCATCACCAAGATGATGCTCGCCCGTGGTAGGGCGAGGACCGGAGAAGGCGAACTCAGATACGAGATTTGGGGCCGTCTTGCATCCGGCCGGGTGGACACAGCACTTTTAAACACATTGATGATTTGTGCCATGGTCTACTCTTTCGTCAAGGAGAACGGCTTTGGTCAAGCCGTGAGAGTAGCGCTTATCGCGAATGGCGACGACCATGTGCTCTTTTGTGAGCGCAGACACCTCGCCAGATTCGGAACCTATCGGGCCTTCTTGGGTGGCCTAGGGTATCCAGGGGAGTTGGAGCCACCGGTGACGGAGCTCGAAAGGGTCGAGTTCTGTCAGTGTCACCCGGTTTTCAATGGCACCCTCTGGACCATGGTGCGACACCCACGTATCTGTATGACAAAAGACGTTTGCACTATCAAGCCAGTCAGGGAAGAGACCACATGGAACACATTGCGCAACACCATTGGTCTGAGCGGGCTGGCGCTGGCAGGCCACATGCCAGTTTTTTGTGAGCTCTATGAACATTTGCGCAGAGGAGCAGGCACCAGAGTTGACAAGGACCTCACAATGGATGGAATGAAATGGCTTGCTAAGGGCATGAATATGTCCCAAGTCAAAGTAACCACCGAGGCTCGAGTCTCCTTTTGGGAGGCCTTCGGGGTTCTACCAGACGAGCAGGAGGCTTTGGAGCGATTTTATCGCAGCACCAAGCCTGTTTGGACAACCCCGATCACACTACCCCGCTCACCCACACACCCCCTGGCGATGGGGTCTTGCCTTTAATCACCCAAAACGGTGACTGTCGCAGTCTCAATAATTCCGTGCTAAACAAAATGCCAACAGACTGCACGGGTGGGTGGCCGGGTGGATAATGGACCGCACTTGTGGCCCAATAACGGAGGAAGGAGCGCAGTCTTATGACCGCATGATCCCCCTCTTTTATTGTGCGCTTGTGCGTGCCATTGCCCATTCGGTCATTAGGTAAGATGTACAGTCGGTCCGTGGTGGCGGATGTATCCCATACAATCCACCGCACTATCCATCTAGTGCAATCCAGCTCGGCATTGAGCTGTTCGAAAAACTCGCACTTTTTCTTCTGAGCTTTCTTACGAAGGCAATATTGCGCTCTCGGGACTCTTCGGAGAAGACGGTCCCATCCAAGACTTCTTTGATAGCCTTCACTATCCTACTACAGGCCCTCCTCTGTTTGCTGAGCTTCCTGATTATCAAGTGGCTCGTCGGCGTCTTGCATTTGGCCTAGGTGTCGGTACCCTTGCAACGACAGCAGCCAGTCTTGCAGCGACAAAAGTTAGGAACATTTTGTATCCTCCCGACGAATACATGCCTCCCAAGAAGCAAAACAAACAAGTCGCGCCGCGTGGTAGGCTGAGGGCGCCTCGTGGCCGTTCGCGCCGGACTCAGATCTTCCCTGGCAGCCAGCTCGCTCAGCAAGGGGCGAGCGGGGTGTTCGGGTCGATCCCCGTAGCGCAGTCGGTTCTCCAGCGATCGGGAAGCGGCGGTGACAATTCTATTGTCATCAAACGCCGTGAGTACCTTAAGGATATCGTTGGGTCCAATGGCAGCGCTTATGCGCAAAACGACAAGGTCAACATCACTCCCCTCTCTTTTCCGTGGGCACGCGTCCTCGCCTCTCAGTACGAGAGCTTCGTGGTTGAAGACATGAAGTTCATGTACATTCCTCAAGTGGCGACGTCTTCGACAGGTTTCATTGGACTGATGATCGATTACGATCCCTCTGACCTGGTGCCCGCCAACAAGCGCGAATTCCTAAACGCACGCGGATCGGTGGCTGGCCCTCCTTGGGGGGCCCTCGTCCACCGCTCTGATCCGCGTGATCTTCAGAAACGCGCACCGAACTATGTTCAGCTGTTAACCACTGGCGTTGCCGAAAATCGCCAAGCCTGGGCAGGTACTTTGTACGTTGCCGTAGGTGGGCAGTCTGACGCTTCGGTGATTGGGGAGTTGTGGGTTGAGTATGCGATTCGTCTGATGACGCCGCAGCTCAATGAAGAAGCGTCTGGTGACCTGGTCGCGGGTGGTTACGGAGCGGCTAGCTATGCTGGTGCCGCCAACAGCGCTCCCTTTGGTAGTGCTGTTGTTGATGGCGCCATTCCAGCTACGTTTGAAAGCACCGGCACCACGACCAGTGTCACCACCTTCACCTTTACCGAACCTTGGAACGGTTACATAGCACTGGACGTCGTTGGCGCGGACTTGGGTGTCACTTACTCCGGGACTGCGGATCTGGCGGCGATCTTCCACTTTGACGACAATACTCGCCTCTCGTCCTTTGAGTCGATTGAGGCTGAGCCTGGCGAAACATTCATCGTGACGATTGCCAACACCACATTCACGTCCCTGGAGGCCATCTTTGTCCGCGGGACCGTTCTTGCCTCGACCGTGTAAACAAACAAAAATTGGAAAAACAAAACCAACAAAAATCGGAAAAATCAAACCAACAAAGAGTTAGTGCAGTCAAAAACACAAAAGCCAACAAAGAGGTAGTGCGATACACCATTCTCCTTCCAACTAGCTCATGTGATGAGCCTACAGGCCCTTGGCACCAGCCTGTAGATTTCCTTAGGCGGTAAGCACCGCAGCCACTGGATGGCCCGTTGAAAAAGCCAACGGGGGGTATACCAGACCAGTCTTTC